TGTTGATGTATGATCCGTCTAAACCTCATTCGTTTTTACGTGGGCAACATCGTGCGCTATATACGATGTGGGAAACATCAGTGTTGCCCCCAAAGTATTATCGGCTTTTAGGTGGCTACGATCAGGTTATTGTTCCGTGTGAACATAACCGTGAACTGTTTGCACCGTACGCAAAAAATATTTCTGTTGTACCGCTAGGGGTGGATATAAAGTTTTGGAAACCAACACCTCGACCTGCAAACAAACGGTTCAGGTTTCATGCCGGCGGGTCTATGTGGTTGCGTAAAGGTTTAGATGTCGTTGTTGAAGCGTTTGAGAAGGCTGGTATTGACGCTGAACTACATATCAAGGTGCCGTTGGAACGGCTTGTACCTAAACGCAGTTGGCCGTCAAACATTGTTTTGCATACAGGGTGGATGAGCAAATGGGATCAGTTTGAGTGGTACAACAAAGCCGACTGTTTTATTGGGGCGAGCCGTGGCGAAGGGTTCGGGTTGATGCCTTTGCAGGCTATGGCTTTAGGTATACCGACGATTATTACTGCAACTTCAGGTCAGGCACAGTACGCGCATCTTGCATCTGCTGTTATCCCTACCACGCCCAAGAGATGCGATGTGCATGAGATAACAAACTTTTCTGGCTTTTGGGATGAACCTGATCTTGACGCGCTTGTAGAGGCTCTCAGGAAGGTATGCGCGGGTTCTGATGTGTACAGGTACAAGGCAATGTTTCACGTGAAACATGTGGCTGAATACAGTTGGGCGAAGTCATGCAAGAAACTGTTGGCTGTCCTACCTGAAGGCGACATCATCAAGAACCCTATTCAAGAACCATTTGTTTGCCATCTAAAAATTCGGGTTAAACGTAAATGCGAAGCAGGGATAAACAACGACCATTGGGATTTTAAGCCAGGGATTGACTACATTGTCAACCATGTTGTCTATGATATATTGGCTAGAGCAAACTATATTGAGTCTTTCGAGATTCTGGAACGGAGCAAATAAGATGTCAGCAAAAGGTGAAAAGTATGCCTCTAAAGGTGCAATGAAGAAGCACGAAAAAGGCGAAAGCAAGAAAGATAAGATGATGGAATACGGCAAGCCTAAAATGAAGGGCATGAAAAAGAAGTAGATGTCAACAGCTGGCGCACTCATTACGAGAGCCAGTCGTCAATTATTGTCGGGGACCGTTGAAGAACGGAACAAGTTAGCGACGACGGTTACTTCGGCGGATGGTCAAATAGTAATGACCTACGACCTTAACGGGTTTCGTGAAGGCTCAGTAATTGAAATAGATTCAGAGTTGATGTATGTATGGAGTTCGGTTCCGTCTACTAAAACTTTAGTTGTTGAACGCGGATACGATGGCACTACAGCAGCAGCCCACACATCTGGAGCTGTTTCTATAGTTAACCCTCGTTTCCCGCGTCAACAAATGTTGGATGCTTTGAACGCCGATCTTGACGATCTCAGTTCAACAATGAATGGTTTGTTTCGTGTCGTTGCACAAGACATCAGTTACAACGGATCTGATCGCCAAATAAATCTTACTTCGGCTTCTGGGATTATTGATTTGTTAGATGTGCGGTTACGTTACTTGGCTTCGGATTATCCAATGATCCGTAAAGTCAGGTTGCAACGCGATCTTCCTACAGCAGATTTTGCTTCTGGTATTGCAATAGTTTTTGACGAACCAGTGATGGCTGGTACTTTGCGCGTTGTGACCAAACGAGAGTTTACTCGTGTTACGGCCGAGGCAAACAATATGCAAACTGTTGCGTTCCTGCCCTTAACTTGCGAGGACATTGTAGAGATGGGTGTCATTTTGCGGATGATGAATGGTCGTGAAATTAAACGTAACTTCATTGAATCGCAGGGCGACACTCGAAGATCCGATGAAGTACCACCAGGTTCTATACGGGATTCGTTAACCAATATCCAAAGGTTACGTCGTGAACGTATCACCGCAGAATCGGCAAGATTGAAGCAGCAGTACCCACTCGTCTTTAGGAAGTAACGTGGGAACGCTCGTAGACTTTAGGAGTCCGTTTCGACCAGCCGCAGGATTCTTTACTGGCACCGGTGCAACAAATCTTGTTCCTAACGTTTATCCAGTTGCGTTGAATGGCAGACCGTATGTGATTGATTTGAAAGCTAATGCTTTTCAACGGCAGTATGATGCGCGTGTTCGTGATTCGGTTGACCAATCTGCTGAACCTGGTGAGGCGGCTATTAACTCTCAGGGTTTGTGGCGTAGATCGCAGTCGTCTTGGCATTATGGTGCTGGTCAAAAGTTTTCTGATTCTGCTGACGCTGAGGCGTTTAGGTTTAATACTTCTAAAGGTATAGATGTTTGGGAGAAAGGTGAAGCATCTTTGTTGAAGGATGTGACACAGGTGTTGGCGGATAGTGCTGCTACTTTGCGGGCGTTAACTGTTGGCACACGACTTTATGTGGGTACTGGTGGTGATATTAAGTTCACAACCGATTTGTCAACGTTTACTAATTGCACTGCTGAACCTGGTGGCAATGTTGGCGGGATGGCTACTGACGGGTTTAATATCTTTGTTGCGTTCGCAGGTCATGGTATCCACAATGCGACTACGAGCAGCAATGCGTTTAGTTCGTACGTGACAGGTACAGATACGTTCACTAATTTAAGTTATGTTAAAGGCCGTTTGATGGCTTCGCTTAACAACGCTGTATACAACTTCACTTCTGGTGGCGGTCCAGGTTCGGCGTTGTTCACACATTTGAATACAGGGTTCCGTTGGGTTGGTTTTGCTGGCGGTCAGAACCATATCTATATGGGCGGGTTTGCTGGCAACCAATCGTTGATCTATCGAACAACTATTAAAGCTGATGCAACAACTTTGGATACACCTATTGTCGCGTTGGAGTTACCTGCCGGTGAAACCATTTCAGGTTTAGGTTCATATCTTGGTTACATTCTGATCGGAACAACTAATGGTATCCGTGTTGCTTCATCTGATGTTGACGGCAATCTTGTTGTAGGCCCGCTGATCGAGACTGGTAATGCTGTTAATTCGTTTAATGGTTATGACAGGTTTGTTTGGTTTAACTGGACTAACTTTGATGCAACATCTACAGGCTTGGGTCGGCTCGATTTAGGTGTGTTCATTTCATCTAACCAACCTGCTTTTGCTTCGGATCTTATGGTGACAGCGCAAGGCGTTGTCGGTTCAGTAAACACGTTTAATGGGCGACCAGTGTTCGTGGTTACTGGTACAGGTATCTATGTTGAACATGCAACAGATAGGGTGTCTACAGGATATTTTGAGTCAGGCATATATCGTTGGGGTGTCCCTGATGCGAAGTTTATTCCTAAATGGGATTTACGTGTCAGGCCGTTGAATGGTTCCGTAACGTTGGCGGTGAAATCTGATGGCGGTGCGTATCATACGTTTGCTGCATACACCCTGCCGTTAGGTAAAGAAAAAACGTTGTCAGGGTTAGAGGACAGGGTGTTTGAGGCTGAGGTTAAGATCACCATTAACCGTTCATCTACAGATAACACGGCATCCCCGGAGTTGACTAGGTGGATGGGTCGTGCTTATGCTGCCCCGTTGCGTTCACAAATCTTCTCTATCCCTTTGCTGATGCACCACAAGCTGAATATCCGTGGTCGAGAGTATTATCAGGAAGTTGAAACAGAGTTAAAGTTTTTGCGTGACCTTGTAGAAACTGCCCGTATTGTCCAATACCAGGAAAACGAGGATGCGTTCTCGGTGATCGTGGAAGATGTCAGGTTTGATGTAACTGACGATTCTTCGTCAAATACCGCATGGGATTGGGAAGGCACAGCAACCATTATTATGCGTTCCGTAGCTTAGTGATAACATAGGAGACTTATGGCAGCAGTAACTCGACGACAATACAAAGGTGCGGCGGTACAGACGACGACGACTAATGCTTTGTCTACCGTTGAAACGTCTTGTGGTATCACTTCTTCTACGGGTTGGCCTAGCACTGCGTCTGTCCCGTATTATGTGGTTATTGATCCTGGTACTTCGTCTGAGGAGAAATGTTTGGCGACTATTTCGGGGTTGACGTTGACGTTGACTCGCGGGCAGGATGATACGACTGCTACTACGCATACTTCTGGTGCGACTATTTATCCTATTTTTAGTGCTGATGAAGCTGATGAAGCGAACTTGTTTACTTCGACGATGACTACTCGTGGCGATTTGTTGACTATGGGTGCTGGTCCTACGGTTGCCAGGCTTGCTGTTGGTGGTGCTGGTGCGCTGTTAAAGTCGAATGGTACTGATCCTGCTTATCTTGCTTTGGGTGGTGCTGGTGCGCTTCTTAAATCTAGTGGTAGTGATGCTGCTTGGCTTGCTTTAGGTAGTAATGGCTTTGTGCTAACATCCAATGGATCGGATGCTGTATGGGCTGCTGCGGCAGCAACTATTACTTCGTCTGATGCAGATTTAGTTATAGCAATGCAAGTATTCGGATAATAGGAGATATATGGCAGCGACATTCAGTAAGTTAGTTCTTTCAGGTAGCACAAACGGTAAAGGCGTTAAGGTTGTTCAGACCGCTACGGCTGGTACAACGATCCATACAGCGCACGCTACAGCTCTTGATGAGATTTGGTTGTATGCAGTGAACTCATCTGCTTCGTCAGTGAAATTGACTTTGGAATGGGGTGAGGCTACTGCACCTGATGGCAACATCGAGTTGACTGTCACGGCTGAGTCGGGTCTTGTTTTAGTTTGTGCAGGTTTGCTTTTAACTAACTCGCTTGTTGTTAAGGCTTTTGCTGGTACTGCGAACGTGGTTATGTTACACGGGTATGTAAACCGAATTACTCCGTAGGTTTTTGTGCCAAGACCGCACGCACCTCGTACTAGGGTTTCAACATATCTAAGCGACTGGATGCCGTTAGGTGACGAGCCTTATGCACGAGCAGGATATTATGCTGGTGGCTATAACGCTGGATATTTAACAGGAGTAGATAAAATTGCATTCCCTGTAGATACTAAAACTGTTTCAAGCGCAGTTCTAAGCCCTGCTCGTGCCAATGCAGGTGGATTTGCTAACTCAGGTGTCGCTGGTTATGTTGCTGGTGGTAACAGCCCTGATTTTTCTTCAATACAAAAAATTACTTTTCCTGCCGATAGCACAAGCATTATTAGTGCAACTTTAACTACAGCGAAAAATGCTTGTTTCGCAATGGCTAACTCAGGTGTCGCTGGTTATGTTGCTGGTGGATACGATTCAAATTACTCCGCCACAGTTGACAAAATTACTTTTCCTGCCGATACTAAAACAACTCTTGGCACTGGTTTGACTACTGCTACTATTAACGCTTCGCCATTTGCCGATTCAGGAGTGGCTGGATATTTTGCTGGTGGAGATGCCAGTGGTACAGTGACTAGTTCAATTACTAAATATACTTTTTCTGCTGATACTAGGTCAACTCTCAGCGCAACTTTGAGTGCGGCTAAATTGAATTTGGCAGGTTACGCTAACTCTGGTGTTGCTGGTTATATATCGGGTGGTGGTAATCCGAGAGTTGATACGACTGACAAAATTGCGTTTCCTGCTGATACTAAAACTACTTTGAGTGCAGTTTTGACAGAAGCAGTAAGTGAGTGCAAAGGTATGGCTGATACAGGTGTTGCAGGATATATCGGTGCTGGCACTAATACTGCGACTGCCAACCTAGATAGGGTAGATAAAATTACTTTTCCTTCGGATACCAAAAGCACTTTGAGCGCAACCTTAACTGTTAGTGGTGGGTCTAAATCTGCTTTTGCTGATTGTGGGGTGTTCTGATGCGTTTTGATTCTAGAGGTTTAGTCTCAACCTACATATCGCAGTGGATGCCGTTAGGTGATACAACTCGTCAAAGTGTTGCAGGATATTATGCTGGTGGCGATACAACAGCGGTAGTTCTTGCCACCATAGATAAAATTACTTTTGCTACTGAAGTAAAATCTACATTGGCAACAGGAATGACTAGCGGTAAATATGGTCCTATGGGTTTTGCAAACTCTGGTACTGCTGGCTATGTTGCTGGCGGTGCTGGTGGTGGGGTAGTTACAAGAATAGACAAAGTTGCTTTCCCTGACGATACTAAATCTACTTTGACTGCAACTTTAACTGTTGCTCGTCACTCTGGTGCTGGTTTTTCTAACGCTGGAGTTGCTGGATATATTGCTGGCAGTTATACAGATGTTGGTCAAGGTGCTACTACAGACAAAGTTACTTTTGCAACTGAAACTGTTGCTACAACAACATCAAGTGGTTTTAGAGCCTATTATGGTGCGTTTGCAAATAACGGTGTTGCTGGATACTATGCTGGTGGTAATGATGGTTCTCTTACAAATAGCATCGGCAAATATACTTTCCCTGCCGATACAGTGACTACTCTGTCGGCAACTTTAACTTCTGCTAAAAGTTATCCTGCTGGTTTTGCTAGTAGCGGTACGGCTGGTTATGTTGCTGGTGGATATGACACTAACTTCGTGTCGGCTATTGATAAAATTACTTTTTCTGCAGATACAAAATCTACTTTGTCCGCAACTTTAACAACTGCTCGTTCTGCGGCATCAGGTATGGGGAATACTGGCGTTGCTGGTTATGTTGCTGGTGGAAATGATTCAGGTATGCTTGCGGCTATTGATAAAGTTACTTTTCCTGCAGATACGAAATCTACTTTGTCGGCTACTTTAAGTACCGCTAACTATACTGGTACTGCTTTTAGTAATGAAGGAACTTTCTGATGCGTGAAGATATCCAACTCAGTTTCATTGAATGTCAAATGCCACGCACCCCATACCAGTTGGAACGCTTCGTGGTCGGGCAACACGACACACCAGAGATGCAATTTGTTCAAGTGTGCAGAGAACTAGAAGCCCTGTACTACACGATAAAAGAAGTCGGTATGGCAAACAAGAAAACTGAACTAGAAATAGCGAAACTTCGTGCAACAGGTGATGAGATTGATGCGATAGATGCCGACATCAAAGAACTAGGACTAGAACGGACACGACTTGTCGCCATTGGCGCACGCCGAGAACTAGATGAGTTAATCAAAATGTATGATGCGATGCCTCACTTCACACGCCAACAAATAGACGAGTCGCAACCTGACTATTGGCAGGCACGACTCGGCAGGCAAGCCAATCTACAGATGATGGCTGGCGGTGCAGGTTGGGCGCACCTAGAAGCCCTAGACCAAATCGGAGTATTACAACCAATGATTCAAGCACAACAAGCACAAGCAAAGGAGTTACAGAAATGAAATACGCACAATGGACAATCAGCCGACCAGAAGGTTCTACGCCTGAACCTTTGATTCGTAGTCGTGGCGGTCAAGCATCAGGTGGTTTTATGAAAGACTCAGAAACAGTTGTTGGCTATGTGTGGTCAGATTGTGATCTAACAGGTTTAGATAAATGGAAGTTCTCAACGATGACGAACACGCAGGCGATGACGATTGCAAAGGGTTTGAATTCTGAGTGTTTCTTTGGTGATGATGGCACGATCCAAGCACCACAAGTTGCGGTATAAATGCTGCCTGATTAGCGGTATTGTACCCCTAAACGAGGTTTAAGGCTTACCAAAATGTCTCCGTTCGGATACAATTATTTTCTACCCTAGATGCTTCGGTGTTTAGGTTCAGACCTGTCTCGATCACGGGTCTTTGTATTATCAGTTAAGGCTCTAACTGACAGTATGGTTTCTAGTATTACTAGATGCAGTTATGCAAAGTTGACTTAGTATTTAACTATGGGTACAAATAGGTGTAGATTTCTAATCACGAGCCTGTTTTGTTTCTAAGTCCGAGGGGCGAAAGGTAGCGTATGGGTCAGACAAATAGCACAGTAGTAAACAAAGAGCCAGTGTTATCAAAGATGGCTAAATGTACCGTTGAAGGTTGCTGGTATGGGATCATCGAGAACGACGATAAAACTGTCGGTTTATGCCCTGAATGTTGTGCTACAGGTGTAGCACATTCCTAATACGAGAACCTGTCGTGCGCTCAAAATGATGTTTAACGCCATTATGGTTACACTAGTATTCCGTACATGGAACAGAAATGAAACGCTATAGCCGCTGGCTTATCCCTCTACCAGCAATCCTATACAGTTTCTACCCACTACCAGCCCGCGCCGAACCAACCCCAGGACTAACCGCCATCGGGTACACAATCCCTAGCAGCATACCCATCAAATCTGACACCCAATACCAGTCATGCGGAACCGAAACAGAAAACAACATCAACCGCAACTTCGACCGCGAACCATTCCAACAATGCCCTAACGACTGGTTCATGATCCACTACACAGGATACATAAACATTCCAGAGAACGAGTCAATAAGTTTTATGATTGCATCCGATGATGGTGGCACAATGCAGATTGGTGAAACCGCAAAGTTCGGCACATGGAACCTGAAAGGATGCCAATGGTCAACACCGACATTGTTCGTGTTACCAGAAGGACAGTACCCTTTAGACGGCTGGTTTTTCGAAGGTGGCGGTTACGCCTGCTACATGTTGGCTTGGAGTATCAACGGCGCAAATTTCGTGATTGTACCGAATAGCGCGTTTACTACTCAGGTAGCACCTACTACTACGACTACATCTTCTACGACTACAACCTCATCCAGTACAACTACGACTTCATCCACCTCGACAACGACCACAACAGTAGAGCCAAGTACAACAACGACATTGCCTGCAACAACATCTATCCCAACGACAACTTCGACAATAGAACCACCCACAACCACAAGGCCGACAGAAACAACAACAGTTTATATCGCACCGATCACCACTCCCGTCGTTCTACCCGTACAAGAACCCGTCGTAGCAGTACCCACGGGGACAATAGCGCAACCAATAGAAGTGCGACCCATCGAAACGACCAGTCCACCAACAACAGTAGAACTAAAGCCAAAAATTGATGTACCTCTGACAACAGATACCCGACCACATGCAACAGTGCCACCACCAATTGAAACAACTGCACCACCAACATCTATAGCCGTTCCTTTCGTGCCTCGTCCCAGTACGACTGCCCCAACTCTGACTGTCCCTCAGACAACTGTTTCCGTCGAAACAACGCTGCCAATACCACCAACAACGCTACAAGTGGATACACCAGGAACAGGATCACAAGCACCACCGATTTCATTACCAGCAACTATACCCGCCGAAATCAGCAACGAGCAAATAACCCAACTCGTATCCAACCCCGAAACCCTCAAAGCTTTAACCGTAGACCAAGCTGAACAACTGTTTGAAAAACTAGATGTAACCGAATTAGATAACACCGAACTAGAAGCCTTCACCGAAGCCATCCAACAAGCACCCGTAGAAGTTCGTAAAGCGTTCGAAAAGAAAATTGACATCTTCGGCTCACAGTTCGAGGACTATGTGCCAGCAGGATCAAACATCCCTGTACACACACGCAGAAGCCTTGTAGCGGCGGGGGCTTTAATTGCTACAGGCACATCTACTAGGATGAAACGCAAATGAAACGCATCCTCAACTACCTAGCAGAAAACACTTGGACATGGGTTGGAACAGGCATGGTGCTAATCACCCTGTCAGGCCCGACATTACGCCAAGCATTGCTACTAACAGGGTTCGGCATTTTGCTACACTCAGTTATATCCCTTACACAGAAAGATCCAGAATGAACTCAATGATTGCAAAAACTTTAGACCTCTGCCAACGACTCGTATCATTGTTTATTGCGAGCGCATTACCTATCATTACTGGTGGTGCAATCCTCGGTGTCGACATCGTAAAATCTGCTGGCGTTGCCGGCTTGACCGCATTGTTCGGTGTCATCCAAAAGCTTGCTGCCGCATCTGTTGACGGTGAACTTAGCGCAGAAGAAATCCAAGCAGCTTTCGGATCTGCTAAAAAGTGATGAAGAAAGAAGTTTGGGATACAAAAAACCCGAACAAAAAATCTAAGAAACTTTCACCGGCAAAGAAGTCGGCGGCTAAAGCATCAGCAAAGAAAGCTGGTCGCCCCTACCCTAACCTGATTGACAACATGAACGCAGCAAAGAAAACTCAAAAAGTTATGCACGAATATAAAGCAGGCACTTTGCATACTGGGTCCAAGAAAGGTCCTGTAGTGACCAGCCGTAAACAGGCTATTGCTATTGCTTTATCTGAAGCAGGAAAATCGAAAAAGAAAAAGTAATGGCTAAGACTGCTGCATGGCAACGCAAAGAAGGCAAGAATCCTTCAGGCGGGCTTAATGCGGCTGGTCGTGCATCATACAAACGCGAGACTGGCGGAACATTAAAACCACCAGTGTCAGCAAAACAAGCAGCGAAGTCACCCAAGTCTGCGGCAAGACGTAAATCGTTTTGTGCAAGAATGGGTGGCATGCCAGGACCTATGAAAAAACCTAATGGGGAACCAACACGTAAAGCTTTGGCTTTAAGAAAGTGGGACTGCTAATGGCACTACCAATCAAACCTGTAGTTCTCTGTTCACATCTCAAAGATGCTGTACCAGGGAAACTTAAAGAAACAAACCTACGCGCACTTAAAGCAGGTGGCAAACTACATCATTGCGCTGCCGACGCATGGGAGTCAATGGTTGCCGCAGCTTTGGTTGATGGTATCAAACTGAGACCAACATCGTTAGGTGATCTGTACCGCACCTATGAGGGCCAGCTCGCAGGGTTCAAAGCCCGCTACGTGACAACACCTATTGAAGGGCAGTCGACACGCACGTTTGAAGGCATCAAATGGTATCTAAAAAAGAACATGGCACCAATGGCTGCACCTGGTACATCAAAACATAACCTCGGTATCGCAGTCGATGTGGCTAACGCTAACGGTAAATGTTTGGAATGGTTAGAGAAGAACGCACCAGAGTTCGGGTTCAGTTGGGAAGTTGTGCCTCAAGAACCGTGGCATATCCGTTATGTTGCTGGTGATAAAACTCCTGCCCGTGTAGTTAAGCCAACATAATATGGATGGCGGTTGGGCGTTAGTATTATCGGCTGTAGTCACATCGGTTGGCGGGATCATTGTTGTGTTGCTTGCCCAGTTCCGTAAAGAGAACCGCGACGACCACGACAACGTGATGGGTGTGCTACGGATCATGCACAAAGGTATTGGCCGTGTCGAGACTAAAGTGGATAAGGTTGACAGTAGAGTGACCGATCACTTAGTATCTCATTCTAGCGAAGGGCGAAACAATGGAGTTGACAAAGACAGAGCTGAAGGCTATTCGTAGTTACTTGAAGAAAGTTTATCCAGGAGTTTCTGAACAAGATAATTTATGGAATCTTATAACCAAACTCGACGAAATGATTGAGGGGAAAAAACATGGGAGAATTTCTTGAAGAAGTCAAAGCGCAGAAGGTAGACAGAACAAGTCTCGGCAAAATTAAGGCACAGTTAAGCGAAGAAGATTTCTTTGATCTGATGATCGCGTTGGGTGATCCGAGGATTACAGCACCAGCGATCCTTCGTGCGCTGGCAACACGGAACATCAAAGTAGCGAACAGTACGATTACGATGATACGTCGAGGGTTAAATGAAGCTAAGTGAACAAGCCCGACTTGAACAAGAGGTCATAGATTTACGCAAAGCGTTACTTAACAGCCAACGTTCTGAAGGTAGAGCGAAAGCGAAAACATCTGATCTGATTGACGCAGTGCATGAAGCTGCACGGTTATCTTTGTTGGCTACACCGAGAACAAAATTACAGCCACCACTAAAAGACATACGAAAAGGAAAAGCGGAAGTAGCACTTGTCCATCTTACAGATTGGCAGGCAGGCAAACAAACCGTCTCCTACGACATCGGCACATTATCTGCCCGCATAGAGCAGATGATAGACAAAGTGGTACAGCTCACCGTCATTCAACGCGCACACCATCCGGTCAAAGATTGTGTAGTAATGTTGGGTGGTGACATGGTTGAAGGTTTAGGTATCTTCCCAGGTCAGGTGTACGAAGTTGGGGCGCACCTGTTTGAACAGATGTTTGAAGTGGTACGCATCATCGAGCAAGCCATCCGTACCCTTGCTGTCAACTTTGAGAACGTGACAGTGGTATGCGAGTTCGGTAATCATGGTCGTCTGGGGCGTAAAGGTGACATGCCTTCGGGTGACAACATTGATCGTATGGCGTACAGGATTGCTGCGATGAACTGTAAAGATGTGAAGCATGTGAAATGGCAGATGTCTGACGACTGGTACCAAATTTTTGCTATCGGTAACTACAAGGTTTTGTTGGTGCATGGTGACGAGATCGGTTCGTTCGGTGGCATCTTGCGTAAAGTATCTGCATGGTCTACAGGTGTGGTCGAACCGTTTGATGACTGCTACATGGGTCATTTCCATACGCCGACATCGTTGACGATGGCTAACGGTGGCCGTGTGTTTGTGACAGGTTCACCGGAGTCTCATAACGAGTATGCGCGTACGTTTATTGCTGCTGTTGGTAAACCTTCGCAGCGTGTCCATTTTGTTGATCCGGTTAAGGGTCGTGTGACGGCAGAGTATGTATGCTGGTTATGAAACTTAGATGCGAGCATTGTCTTGCTGTTGTTTCGCCCGATGAGAAGCGCATAATTGGTTGCCAATGTGATCCTGATGCACCAACATGGATAGCAATAATGCCAGACGGTAGAATTATCTCAGGTAGTTACGGAGCATACGAAACCTTATGACCTGTCCGTGGGCGTTAGTGGCAGTGCATTGGGTAGATGCCTTTGATTCAAGTAACGGCTGGATCGAACTAGACGATTACAAGCCTCAAGTTTGCAACGTGGTCACAATAGGATTCTTGTACCCTGATTGTCTGCCAGGATATATTACGGTTACTGCATCATATTTTCCTGACGAAGTACCAAACCTTAAAACTGTTGGTATGCTTACACACATCCCTTCGGGGATGGTACAAAAGATACGGGTTTTGGAGCAACCAAATTTTGACTTGACTGTACAACACGTGTCACCTACAATGTAATTAAACCAAACCAAAGGGGAATATATGAAAAAGTTATATACACGCAACAAACCGGAACATGGCACAGCCGAATGGCTTGAAGCTAGATGGAAGAATAAGGCAGGCGAAACACAGATCACTGCGTCAGTCGCAGCTGTAGTACACGGAGAACATCCGTTCAAAACAGCAGCAGATTTGGCTACAGAACTGCTGTCACCAACACCGCCACAACCTACAGAACCTAACGAAGCAATGGATCGTGGCAACCGTCTTGAACCGACACTCATCAAATGGGTTGGGGATCGAGAGAACCTGGTGCTTACGTCACCTGAAGTGTTGTACTGCTACGAAGAAGAAGGTGTCCGACTGTTGGCCACCCTTGACGCGATCAGTTTGGCTGAACCTGGCTACCAGCGTGTGTTCGAGATTAAGACTTCACGTAAGCAGTGGAAAGGTCAACTACCTGGCTACTGGTATTGGCAGGGTGTACATCAGGCGATCTGCGCGAACGTGACATCTATTAGTTGGGCGATCTTTGATTCCGATTTGTCGTTGCATCAGTATGAGCAGAAGGTTTCTTCTGATGAGAAACAGGTACACATTGATGCTTGCCGAAAGTTTTTGGCTGCAATAGATTTGGGGATGCTACCCGACGGTGCAGAGTACGCTTTCCGTCACATACAGGCGCAGTATCCTGAAGGCAAAAATGTTTCTGTCGAACTGCCATCAAGTATGAAAGAAAAGATAAACGAACTCAACATCATTAAGCGCGGTATCAAAGACGCTGAAGCTGCCGAGGATCGTATCAAAGCAGAGTTAACAGCGTTGATGGGTGAAGCAGAGTACGCGACGATAGGTGGCAATCTTGCTTTGACTTGGAAAAATTCGGTGCGTAACAGCTTAGATCAGAAGCAGTTAGAAGCGGCGCATCCTGCGCTGGTGGAGAAGTTTAAGAAACAAACCAATGTTCGCACGTTCCGTGTGGCAACTAAAGGAGACAAGTAATGAAACTTGAAGATATCATCACCAAATACGGTGTACCAGACCCGTCAATCGTAGGCAAACTACCGCGAGGTGGCATCACGCTTGATTTCGTAGGTCATGCCGAGATCACCCGCATACTCATAGACATTGACCCGCTATGGAACTGGTCGCCTGTCGAAGTAGTGAACGGCAGACCAGTAATCAACGAAACAAACGGCATGGCAACCATGTGGGCATACCTCACCATTCACGGCAAGACAATGATCGGTGTTGGCTCAGTACGGGCAGACAAACCTGACCTTGATAAAGAACTCATCGGAGACTTCCTACGCAACGCATCCATGCGGTTCGGTATCTGTCTCAGCTTGTGGTCTAAAACAGAATGGGAAGAACATCCCGCGCCGGCACAACCTAAAGTTGACGGCGTTGTATCGGAACAAAACATTGAACGATTCAAAGCAGCATGTGTCGAAGCGAAACTTGACCCGAACAAAGTCGCACAAAAAGCAGGTCTGCTACTTGTCGGCTTGAAAGACTCCGAGATGGGGTTGCTACGCGACACGTTCAAGGCCATGAAGAACGCACCACCAGCAGAACCAACCGACAAACCCATAACTAACCCTAAAGAGTTAGAGAAAGCCATGCTCAAAACGTTTGGCGGAACCGTTGTCGAACCTGTACACACACCGAACGTGCCACCGAAAGAACCCAACGCCAAAGCATCAACAGCGCAGCTAGGAAAACTTAAAGCGTTGATGATGGCTAAAGGTTTCAGCACACCAGCAGGCAAACTTGAGTTAGCCACCGATGCCTGCAAGCGTACGATCACTGACCTATCACAAATGAAAGCGGGCGAGGTCGCAGAACTCATTGATGTCCTCGACCCACAATGACCGATGAACGCAAAGGCGAATGCCAGGGAGATAAAGACAAGTGCAACCTACCTGAATGTCCGAAGTACGGGCTGTTGGGGCGTGCATCGCGTGACGGTAAGCGACGGGTACGTGGGTGTAACGATCCTGCGGCTAGGGGGAAACGGAATCGAACTAAAGGTGATGCTAAAGCCCGACATGCCCGACGTAAACTGGGATTATCTGCGACAGGTAATGCTGGTTCAAGGCATGAAGAACATTGGGGCGGTTTTTTTCGCGTTGAAGTTAAAGCCGGTTTACAGGTCGGCCCGCTCGCGACAAGGTTCTATGATGCGAAAACGCAATCGGATGCTTCTAAAGCGTTGGGAGATATCAGACCATTTGCAATGATCGCCATGCCCGAAGGCCGATCTGACGGGATAGTGTTAATGACGTTAGAGGAGTTCGCAGAACTTATTACCCTTATAAAATAAGGGCTACACAAAATCAACTAGGATAGGGGAACACTAATGGATGCCATAATAAAACTGTTTGCCATACTTACGGTCACATTTACTGTCAGTGGAGCTAAAGCATTAAACGCTAACGCACCTGCCGAAAGTAGCCTGCCGGCTGCAACCACCGCTCACAAGCCTTTACAACGCTTGTGGCGCGATGTCACACCGCTAGCCAAACCTGGTGCCTTATGCCCACAATGGTGGGATGTGGCAATCGAAGCCGGTTGGACTGTCAAACAACTACCAACCCTTGACTACATCATGTACCGCGAATCCAGGTGCCGGCGCATAGCGCACAACACCACCCTTAACCGTGACGGCTCCGAAGATTATGGGTTAACTCAAATCAACGACTGGTCGTGGTGTCTGCCAACTAAATGGCAACCTAAAGGCTGGCTTCAATCAATAAAAGTGATACAATCATGCGAGGATTTATTTGACCCGTACCTAAACCTTCGGGCAGCAAAGGCGATCTATGACTACTCCGAAGATAGCTCCGGCAACGGCTTCCAGCCGTGGGGTAAGTGAAGCTGTCATGGAATTAAACGATGCGTTCAGACTCATTGACAAAGATGATTACTGGATGGAGTCAGCGAAATGCCGAACCAAAAACGATGTTGTCTGGTTTCCGGCGCAAGGCAAATACCATGAGATTGCTATAGCCAAAAAGTTTTGTGACGGTTGTTGTGTGAAGAAACGATGCTTACAGTATGCGGTTACGAACAACATCATGCACGGCGTTTGGGGTGGCATGTCAGCTAGAGATCGTAGACTTATGGAAGTGGGAACAAAATGACCGAAGCACAAGAAACCGAACTCGCATTCTGGCAAGCCCGCTGCGACGACATGCAAGTAGCATTAGACACAGTACGCGAACATCGAGACGAACTACAAAAAGAAAACCTGATATTAAAAGACGGACTCAAAATGTATTCCAGCATGGTAGACCGCATGAAAATAGCAATGAGCCAGGGGGTTGAACTATAGTACAAAGATCAATACAGAACCTAATATCCAACTCACTATCCAACTACGTTAAAGGCGGAACATTTATGACAGCATCATTCTACAAACTTAAAGACGAAACATGGGGCGTACGCATCAAAGACTTCGCAGGCGAAGCAAACATGGAAGTCGAAGTCACTACCAAAGCCGGCGATTCCAAGACAGTGATCCTCGGCAACCGTGTCGCCAAGTTTGACGACGCAGAACTATGGTCGCTCGCAGCTAAAGGCACCGTTAACGTCAGCAAAGTAAAGGTAGCGCAACCCGTACAACCCGACGAAGAACCGTTCTAAACAACTAATCAAAGGGGCAACATGAAAGTATTATCTTTATTTAGCGGTGTCGGCGGCTTCGACATGGGCTTAGAGAACGCCGGCATGGAAACAGTATTCCAATGCGAATGGGATAAACACGCCAATACCATCCTGCATAGGCATTGGTCTGCTGTACCGAAATGGGAAGATGTATCCACTTTGACAGGTAAACACATCCTCGCCAACGCACCCGTCATAGATGTCGTCGCGTGGGGTTCACCATGCCAAGACCTATCGGTCGCAGGTAAACGAGCAGGACTAGAAGGTGGCAGATCCAATCTGTTCCACGAAGGCATACGCATCATCAAAGAACTACGAGAGGAAACTAATGGACAATATCCAAGAATCTCTATTTGGGAAAACGTCGTCGGCGCACTCAACTCCAACCGAGGCGCTGACTTCGGGATCATCATCGACGAAATGGCTGAAGCAGGCGCAATGGTCATCGAATGGGCAGTGCTGGATGCACAATACTTCGGAGTACCCCAACGACGAAGGCGCGTGTTCGTCATCGCTATCTTTGATCCTGTCCTCGCCAACAACTGTCCCGACCCGCTATTACCTGTCGCCGAAAGCCTGCCAAGGCATCTTGCGAAGGGCAAACCGAAGAGGCAAAGTGCTGCCCGAACGCTTACAGAAGGCACTGGAACAGATGGTGCAATCGTCAACGCCATCGGAGCCAGTCTCTACCACCACGGAACAGTAGTGAACCAAGATGCAAACTCTGGTCACATGATTGTGGAACAGGAAGTTGTCGGAACTTTGACTGTTTCTGACTTGGTGAAACAGGTCAATAATGAAATCATTAACAAAGGCCTATTGCAAGTTGTTGAAAATAGACAACCATTTACTTCATCATCTTTTGCTGGTTATGAAGAAGGTGTTGGTACTCTGCGATCTAACGGTGGCGATCTTGGTGGCGGTAGCGAAACATTAGTGACTGAACCTGTTGCCTATCACTTTGATTCATTGTCATCAAACAGCATGAAATCATCAAACCCTGATAGCGGTGTCAACCAAGTTGACCAAGCCCGAACTTTAGATACTTGGCGACCAGATCCATCATTGAACCAAGGCGGATTAGCAATAGTTGAACCGATGCTGATAGATGGAACTCGCGTTGACGATGTCCGAGTATATGAACCACCAGTTCAAACCTTGAAAGAACGCATGGGAACAGGTGGCAACAATGTCCCGATGCTCGCCTTTGACACCCAGTTCGGAAGCAACGCAAACGTGACAGAGAATGTCGCACCGACACTGAAATCTTCGCAAGCACCACCATCAGTTGCATACGGTATTACAGGTAATGCGATTGGGCGGCAAGATCACAACGGTCCGAACGGGCCGTCACATACACCTGAAGGCGGCCCGATGTTTACACTCACCAGCACCGATATCCATGCTGTCGTACAAGAAGAACCAACAGTGTTTCAACCTGGCACAATGGTCCGACTCAACGGCGGTGTATGGGAAGGAATAGTGCCGACGCTTCGAGCAGAATCTAAACGTGGAGACAACGAACCTCACATTTTGGTCAACGAAAATATAACAAGCCCAACTTTGACGGCATACAACATGGATTCACGCTCACCACAATCAGAAGAACAACAACGCATTGTCAACGCTGTATTTGAAACAACGATGGCAGTACGCCGGCTTACACCGTTAGAGTGTGAACGGCTCATGGGATGGCCCGATGACCACACCCGCTACAAAGCCGACGGCACCGAACAGGCAGACACACACCGGTACAAACAATGCGGGAACGGTGTTGCCTCACCAGTCGCACAATGGATCGGCAAACACCTAATCAAACTAGAACAACAATCACTACCGCTACCGACACCACCAATAACATGACCGCCACCGATACCACCAACTGCTGAAACCGCAAAACATTTTATGGACTACCAGCCTTCACTGTTCGACTGGATCACCGACCCGTACCGTACTGGCGACACACCATTGGCCGAATACACTGATCTACAACTTGCGGCGTTAATTGACGAATGGAAAAAAGTTACCTAAAAGTTACACAACGGTAGTTGCTATTGGCCGGCGCATACCCCATACTGTTAGTACCCCTACAAGATAGGGCAACTAGATGGGAGTCTAGATATGAAAGATATAACCGTTACTCGGCAAGTGTTCGCACTTGACGAGTTAAGTCCGGCAGCGCGTAACGTTGCGATAGAAAAATTACGAAACGACAACTACGAAAACATACCGTCAGACATGATCTCAGAAGGATTATGCGGCAAACTTGTCGCGCTAATCACTGGCGATGATCGTGGCGATGTTAGCGCAAAAAACCTTGAAAAATTAACTGGCCTAACTTTAGAGTGGAGCTTAAGTTACTGTCAGGGCGACGGCGTAGCGATCTACGGCGAAATATATAACGATTACGCAACCCAATTAACTTGGGGCAACGCAGTGTGGGCAAAACTGACGCGCAATAGTCACGGCTACCATTACTCGCATCGTAACTGTTTCACTGTAGAACTGTTCGACGGCGACGGCGACACCATCGACGACAATGGCGTTATGGCCAACGAGCTAGGCGATATGTGTACCACACTTGAACGGTACGGTTACGCCGAGATCGAACATTACACAAGCGAGCCATACGTGATCGAGCTATTAAACAATAACGATACGCCGCGCATATTTAACGCCGATGGCACACTCGCACCGTCACAATTTTGGGCGGCCTTATGATATTCCAATACGAGTACAACCATAACGGTATCTGTATCTATTCGACTACTAATGCCGGTTATCTCATTAAACGTCAGTACGCCTTTTACAGCAAGCGTGACGCGATGAGATTGTTTCGACAAGAACTAAAACAAATAAATAAAGGAGACAAACAATGAATTGTAAAAACTGTAAGCAGGAACTTACAGCAGTCGCAGAGATGGATGAATACGAACTATGTCACCATTGTTACTGCGAAATAATGGACACAACTAAAACAAGGGAGACAACAAATGAACATCAAAGAACGGTTAAATGAGATTAACTTTATTGCGCACGTAGCCGCAAAAACCGATGTCGATAGAAACGAACTATTAAAACTATTAAAACAAATAAAAAAACTTACACAAACAAGGATCAACCAATGAAACAAACACCAATAACAATAAACGACGAACAAAAACTAGACACCTACACCGTGAACTTTACCGGCGACTACGCCACCGTTACCGTTACAGTCAATGCCATTGACGACAACGACGCGCAAACATTAGCCGAAAACCTAATAACCGATTACTACGGGTGGGATCTCACAAAATGGGGCGTAGAAACGAACAAACATCAATGATCCGCACCACCACCACCGACGCAATAGCAACCACCGTAATAATCCTATTCATGCTCGCACTCGCCGGTAGCCCTACCGATAGCAGCATTGATTGGATCGTACGAACTTTATGCGTCTACCCGTTCACTCACCTATTTTGGCGGCATCACCACCGCCACCGATAGCAGCGACGACTACGCAGCACGAAAAAATAGTTGGCCGGTCGGGCTTCATGTTTTCACAAATTGTTTACATAATCCGGCCGGACATACCTTAATAAAGATATGAAAACAAAATACACCGCAACAATACGCACGGCCGCCGGCGAACTATGTATAGGAATATTCGACACACTCGAAGCCGCCGCCGATCATCTCGCCGGCACTCGTGGACATATCACCCCGATATTCTTGACAGACACCCCGCTGGCCGATCTCGTACAAATGACAGTGCCGCAACTTATCGAAATATTCAACGCCTAAAAAAGTTACACAAAAGTTACACAATAAAACGCACGGCCACACACAAAATGAGATATAATCTAAACAGATCGAACAACCAACGATCTAAGCCTATGGGAGTAGGCCAAACATGGAAACTAAACAAATAACCGCACTAGACGAGCCAGCTATTTGGCTCGGCTGCCTATCGTGCTACAACAACGGCCGGTTAAATGGCAAATGGATCAGCGCAGAAATGGCAACAGAACCCGAAGCCGCCGAAACATTAAACGGCCTAGCCAAGCTTGTCGAACTTGGCGACCGCACCGAAAACCGTTGCCGTAAATGTTATGGTGACGAGTTCGAAGTCATGGATTATCAACTAATCCCGAAATCATGCGCAAACGCTAAAACGTTTTATGAAAACGCCGAACAACTAAACGAACTACACAACACCGACCAGCTAGCTCTAATCGTATTACTCGCCGAAAACATCGACACCGGTGGCCGTATGGATCTAGACGAACTTATTAGATACCATGAAGCTAACTACGCCGGAGAACATGATAGTGCTAAAGAGTTTGGCGAGGATTACGCCGAACAAGTAGGAGACCTAGACGCAGTACCCGAACATATGCGAAATTATATCGACTGGGAACACTACGCCACCGAGCTACTTTATGATTACTGGAAAACATCAGGCCATTATTGGCGGTCAGTATGACCCCGCTACACATCGAACTATTAAACGTCACTGCCCCATATCTAATAATGGCGGGCTTAATCCTAATACTAGAACTAATAAAAAAACATATACACAACCCGAAACGGAGAAACAACTAATGGAAACCGAAACAACCCAAACCACAACGACGGGACTAACCGCCCTAACCGAAATAATCGCCGGCCTAGCCTTACACGCCAGCACCGACCCAATGCGGGGAGCATTACAAACGATCCAAATAACCCCGCAACACTTAACTGCTACAGATAGTTATTCAATGGCACAATGGCAACCAGTAGAACCGATCACAACCGGCCAGCCGGCACTAATAAACGCCAAAGAACTAACAACAGCACTAAACAACTTAACCAAAGCCGGAAAACAATACCGAGCCGCACAAGCACGTTTAACCGTCAACGGCCAAACATGGAAACTAACCGCACTAACCACAGATGAAGAATACGCCCAAGAAATCGGATCATATACAGGCACAACATATCCAGCAGAATACCCAAACACCGAACCACTATTAAAGCTAGAGACTTGCGGCCAATTCGAACCGACCGGCTTTAACCCCGACTATCTCGAACGCATAACCAAAACCAGCAAAAAAATAGCCCGACTAACACCGCTAGCCATGACCCAATGGCAAACACCACAAAAACCAGTGCTATGGATCACCGAAACCCAAACCGGAAAACTAGTACAGTTACTAATGCCAACACGACTAACACCAATAACCAACTAAACCCCAGCGCAACAAAGCGCACCCCAAACCTAAGGCCACTAGCAACCCCAGCTAGTGGCCTTAGTGCTATACCGGCACACATCGAAAAACACCACACACCACCACATAGGCGACACGCCACAATGAATACAAAACCGGTGCTAACCGGCCGCAACCGTTGACAACCTCCGGCAAACGATCCGCAACACTCGCCAACGTTGCCGGAGCACCACACTGTTAAACACGTACCCCACAAACTAGGCACACTCGCAACACGGCCACACGTTTAGCGGCCACACCGAACAGCACCCACACTCGCAGAACATACACACGCACACACCCACCCACCCATCGGGGCTATGCCTAGCCAACGCCCCCCTAAGGTATATATAGGTGTGTTTCTTGGTGTGTTGTTTTGTGTTTTGCTACCGCCCTCGCTGCGCGTCGGTTGGTGGCGTTTGTGTCGAGGCGAGTGGGTTGTGGCTTGTTTCTTTTGTGCTAAGAAAAAACGGCAAAAAAAGAGGCGTGTCGGCTGCAGGTTTGTTTTTGCTGGTGGACAAGCGAGCCGTATGGCGAGTGCGTCAGGTCAAACGTATGTGCGACAGGCATTGCCCCCACGCTTCACTCTTTGTGAGAGTTGGTGGCCGTGACTGTTTTAGCCGACACCATGTTTTTACTTTTTGCCGTTAGTTCGCTGCTCGATCTATTCGATGATAGATCGTCTACCCCAGTTCCCTGGTGTTAATGCCCCGCACCTTGCAACAGGTGTACAGCCGTGGGTGTTCTTTCGTTTGTCGTCATCCCGACGAGTGTGTGAAAAGTATGGCACATGTTTCGGTGTTTGTCAATTGTATACAAGTTGCATACAAGTGTTGGCGGATAGGGAGTCCGGAGCTGACTACCGAGAAAGAGTTGCTCAACGGTATCCGCCAACAGGTGTTAGTGTATCATCTGTTATGGCTAAAAGCAATCCTAAGAACAAACCTAAAGGTATTGATGATCAGATCATTGGCGGTATTCGTGCGATCATGTCTCCGTGGCTTGGTACACCGCCAGGTGAGTTACCTGTCATTACTCGAACTAAAGAACTTGAACGTCAAACAGCGATTATGTTGGATCAAAACATTACTGGCGGGATGATTGGGGCTGGTGTTAAAGGTGATAAAGCTTTAGCGAAACAAGCTGCGATCAATGCTGCTGCATTAGGGGCTGGTTATATTGCTGGCAAAGCGATGCAAAAAGTTTTACCTATTGTGGAAGCAAAGTTGGGTAACGAAATTGGTGTGCATTTATCAAATACCGATGGATTAAAAAAAATTACATATTCGCCTGAACACGTAATGGGTATTGGGCCTGGTAGAACTAATGTGCCTCAACCAGAAACAACTTTTAAGTTTTCTCCATACCGTAATGTAAAAAATGGTGTTCCTATTGGCCCTATTTCAAACAACGATTTGGCTTACAAAGTTGCGGATTTTAATTTAGATGTAAGCCAAAAATTAGAGAGAAATCCTCAAATATATGCGTATGTAACTAAAAGCAAAGTTGGAGTGCGCGATCCTAATGTTAGACCAAATATCCCAGCGTATATGGTGCCAAATCAACGTGTTATAGGCCAAGCAAAATTAGACGATTCTGGGTTTTTAGAATTTGGCAATCCACGGCAAGAAACACATCTTACGCAAAACACACAATCAATTTTGAAGGCTTTACTTCGTGCAAAACAAGTTACGCAATCTAACGCGCAAACAACTTTGAACGCTGTTCGCGGTGTAGCGGGTGTAGTCACACAAAAAACTGGTACTAAATTAAACAATAAAAATAAGCGTCGTTAATGCCTGCTGGTCGTTCGGGGCGGCGACAAGTACCGCCACAAGACGTGGCAAGATACTGGCAATCCCGTGCATCAGGGATGTCCATAAAAGAAGCAGCAAAGATAGCTGCTATCCATTACAACACAGCACAAAAATGGGATGCTAAACGCCGTGTAGCACAAGCCGACCTGGAGTTGGCTCGAATAGATACAGGCAAAGTACGTAAACGTGAAGGCGGTGTACAAGCCGATCAGTGGAAACAGGTTATGGATGTTGCCGATCTGCCACCTGTTATACCGTTTGATCGTCTATGCCCTGAAGCGCAACGTGCTTTAGATGATTTTGATTATTTTCGTAAACGCTATTTGGGGCGTGTCCCTTCGCCGTGGCAGGTTGATGCCGCATACAAGATTGTTGCATGGTTGGAGTCCCCTGAGAAAGAGTTTGTTTGCTTAAACGTTCCGCCAGGTGCCGGCAAGTCAACCTTGTTTCATGATTGTGCTGTTTGGATGATTGTTCGTAACCGTAAAATCCGTGTGCTGATCGGTTCGGTGACACAAACATTGGCTAAACAGTATTCTCGTCGTATCCGCGAAACTTTGGAACGGCCTTTCCCTTTGGAACCTGACGCGATCCTTGTCGAGAAAGGATTAGCGGTAAACGCTGAAGCTTGTCTGTCTATTGACTATGGCAGGTTTAAGCCGCAGTCGTCTGGTGCGTTGTGGCGGGCAGAAGAATTCGTGGTTGAACAAGAATCGTTGGGTGGTTTAGACAACAAAGAACCAACCGTGTCGGCTTACGGTATAGATTCCGAATTCATTGGTCATCGAGCTGATCTATGTTTGTTTGACGACGTTGCATCCTCAGAGAACTCTAAAGAATCAGTTGCGCGAGACAAACTGTTGGAACGGTGGGATACGATGGCTGAAGCACGATGCGACCCAGGTGGGTTGCTGGCCGTCATCGGGCAACGTCTTGGTTCCGGTGACTTGTATGCCCACTGTTTGAGTAAAATCACTTACGAAGATTTGGAAGATGACTACGACGGGTCCGACACCACCAACCAAACGATCAGTGTCGAGCCGGCAAAAAAATCTAAGTACCATCATCTAGTATATAAAGCATATTACGAAGATTTGGATACCGGTAAAGCATCTAAACGCACTACTGCACCAGCATGGCCTAACGGTCCGATGCTTGACCCGTACCGTTTGTCGTGGAAAGATTTATCGTACATCCGCTATAGCAGTCCACAAAAGTTTGAGGTCGTGTATCAGCAACAAGATTTAGCTGAAGGCACATATCTGATTGAAAGGGTGTGGGCTACCGGCGGGATGGGACCTGACGGTGTGGTGTATCCAGGGTGTATAGACCAAGATCGCAGACCAGGGTACATTCCACATGATCTACGCCCACCTATCATTTCGATTGCGTCAGTTGACCCGTCACCAACAATGTTTTGGGCTATCCAATGGTGGCTCTACCAGCCTGAAACCAATCTTAGGTATCTTGTCGATGTTGAACGATGCAAACTTACCGCAGAAGAACTGTTGGGCTATGACACGGGGAACCGTACCTATTCGGGGATCATGGAAGAATGGCAGAACCGATCATTTGACATGGGGTATCCGATCTCTCATTGGATTGTGGAAGTAAACGCAGCGCAACGCTTCCTGCTGGCACACGACTTTGTACGCAAATGGCAGTCATTACAGGGCGTGAATGTTGTACCGCACACCACTAGCCGTAACAAACTGGATGAAAATTTGGGTGTTGAAGCTTTGTTGCCACCGTTGTGGCGCACCGGTCAGGTCAGGTTGCCGTCTATGCGGGAGAATTGGAAAACGTTGGCGTTCGTCGAGGAGATGTCGTCGTGGACTCGTAACAAAAAGAACGGCACCGACCTTGTGATGGCACACTGGTTCGCAGAGCTACATGTACCGCAACTACGCCCAGTGGTCGCACCACCACGCCAATGGCGGCCTTCATGGTTTGTGGCGTGATACTATAACGGATACTTTGATTTGTATTGGAGATATGTGCGTAGTGTAGAAGAAATTGTTGAACTCTATAACCAAAGGCGCATAGCCGCAGGTCCCGTACATAACCAGATGCGGCGCGTACGCGAACTAGCCAACGGCGATGTAATCGTACCTTTGAACGAGTTAGACAAAAACGCTAAAGCATCCGTAGCCAACCTGCTAGTACAAGGGTTGGATCAGATGTCTATGCGTGTTTCTAGCACCATGCCAACACCGTACTTCCCGCCAATCAAAGAAGGATCAGAACGATCCAAGTCATCTGCCCGTCAACGCAAAAAAGCGATGATGGCTATATGGGATGAAAACAAAATGCAAATGAAACTACGCCGACGCGCCCGACACCTGTTGGGATACTCGCAGTCAGCTGTAGTTCTTAAACCAAACTTCCGCACCCTGAACCCACAATGGACTGTACGCAACCCGTTAGACACATTTGCTGCACCAGTAGACGACCCTGACGACATGCTCCCAGATGACTGCATCTTTACATTCCGTGCATCCGCATCATACCTTCTTGCCAACTACGGTCAAGAACTTGCAGACAAACTTCGTATGGGTCGCGTGGATTCTGACAGCCGATACACAATGCTCGAATACGTTGACGCAGAATCATTACAGTTAATAGTTTTAGGAGCAGAGGACAACCCATCGCTTAACACTTCCGAACGCGCAGGGTTTAACGCACTAGGTTTAGAAAACATCCCCAACCGAACCGGTATGCCTTTAGCAGTAGTAGCCAATCGGATAACGTTAGATAAACCGCGTGGACAATTTGACGGCGTTATGGGCATGTACTACACACGCGCACGACTACAAGCTTTAACAGAGATCGCTATTGAGCGCGGTATTTTCCCTGAAGAATACCTTGTTGCAAGACAAGGTGAAAACCCAGAGATATTGCAAGTAGCAGACGGCAAAAACGGTGTCCTCGGAGTAGTCAAAGGTGGCGACATCCAACAACTACAACTCAACCCAGGCTACAAAACCGATACAGCGTTAGACAGACTTGAACGACAAGAACGACTTGAAGGTGCAATACCAGCAGAGTTCGGTGGCGAATCAGGATCAAACATTCGTACAGGCCGTCGAGGAGACTCGGTGCTGTCAGCAACAGTTGATTACCGTGTACAAGAAGCGCAATCAACTTTTGAAGCATCAATGTTTGAAGAAGATAAAGTCGCTATCGCTATCGAGAAAGCCTATTGGGGTGACTACCCTAAAACATTTTTTATCCCATCACGTTCATCTATCGGACAAGAAACCTACATCCCGAACAAGATATGGCAAACCGACTTCCATTATGTCGCATACTCGGCAGCAGGATCAGATGTCAACTCGCTAATCATCGGACTCGGACAACGACTCGGTACAGGGCTGATGTCAAAAGAATCCGCAAGAGAAGCCGACCCGCTAATCACAGACCCAGAACTAGAACACGACAGACTCATCGCAGAAGGTGTCGAAGCAGCGTTACTGTCATCCATCCAGCAGCAAGCAATAAATCCACAAGGCCCATACCAGCCAGACGATCTCGCCTATTTGACACGTCTAGTTGTGGAACAAGATGTTACATTGTTTGAAGCAGTGAAACGAACAGATCAACGCGCCCGTGACCGTCAAGCACAAGCAATGCCACAAGGCGCACCAGAAACAATGCCTGGACTAGCAAACCCTGGGATGGGAGCAGAAGCACCCGTACAAGGACCAGCTGGCGCACCACCGTTAGAAGCATTACTCGCACAACTAGGGGGAAGATAAATGGCTGAAGCAAAACTGCCTGTAACAACAGCAACAAACCAACAGTACGGTATGGCGTTAGCGCAACAAAAATCGCAACAAGCTGTACCTATGGGGCAGTCACCTGTATCGGCACCACAACAACCAGCGACAACTAAAGTGAAGCCAGGTTCGTTGACCCCGTTGACAGCACCAACAAATCGACCTAACGAACCGATCACAGCTGGCGCAAACTTCGGTCCAGGACCTAACGCTATGGGTGCAGGTATTCCTATGATGCCGTCGCAAGGAATGATGGCAGCACAAGAGTTACGTCAGATAGCACAAATGTTCCCCACCGATGACCTATTAGATTTGTTGGACACCTACGGAAACGAACTCTAATGTCATGGGATACAACCGTTGATGCCGCAACAAAGAAAGCTTTGTTTGAAAAAAAAGTTGCTACACCGCAACCGACCCTTGACCCAAATGTTGCAACAAATTTAAGTAATGTCAAACAACGGGCATCTTGGGTTCCTGTTGAAACACAAGTTGCTTTAGCGAAAGCTGGTGCATCAAATCAGGCGATAGATGCTGTTGGAAAAATGGCAGCACAAAAAACTATAGACGTGCAAGGAACACCCGAATCGTCAAATTGGTTTGATCGAAACATATATTCTAAAGCTAAAGCTGCTTCACGTTGGTTGACAGCCGGTTTAGATTTTGTTCCAGAATTTGCACAAGGAGCAATTGCACAAGGCTTTGATGATAACAGTTCTATTGACGGTTGGTTTATTTCAACCAAACTTGGTTCAATGGTTAAATCAGCACAAGGCGACATTGACCCAAACACAGGTCTGGCTGTAACCGCCGGCGAAGGCTGGTTTGTTGGCGAAGATTTACTGAAACGACAAGCCGAACGTGCAAGACGTTATCGTGGCACGATTAACGGTTCAGCGTTCACTGTTGGTCGAGCAGCAGCTAACACCGTATTCAAAGCCAACACTGTTCCGTACAATATTTTTTCTGGGATAATTGACGGTTTAATAATGATTAAAACCGATCCAACCGGCCCAATCACACACGCAATTAAAGAATATAAAGACGTTACAACTCTTGTTCCAAGATTAACGCAACTACAAGTAGCCGATCTTAGAGCAGCATTGTTTGATGGTGCCGGAATAATTCCAGGGTTAGCTGATGTCGGCTTAAATGAAACCAAATATGCACAGTTCATGGAACGTAATGGTCGCGCTCGACAACTTGTATCCAATTTACGGGAAGAAACTGATGCAGTAAAAATCATGGATCAATTTGACCAGAACCCAAATATTTCTAACGAGATGTTGGATTTGCTTGCTAAAGCTAAAACTGATGACGAAGTTAAATCAATATTAGGTGTCGCATTTTCGTTGACTAATGGAGCGTTAACAGATGAGATTCGTACTTTACAAGCAGGCAAAATATCTAGTGGTTTACGCAGCATCGGCGGGAACCTTATTGAACGTACCCCGTTGGCTGGAAGTAAGTTGCTTAAAAAAGGCAGCCAACTTGTTGCACGGTATTTAACTGAAAAACCTGAACGGGCTTTAATTATTAGTGGCGATCAACGACAAAACTCTAATGCTGTTAAATCAATTATTAACTATCTTCGCACCGTTGGCGCATCCGACGAAACTGTTTCTGCTATAGGAGCTAAAGCAATTAAAGCATTTACGGCAAACGGAACACGTGCAGATCAAAAAGCAACTTTGAATATTTTTGATGAAACTATCCGAGAAACATTACGGATGAACAAAATTGCTCCAGAAATTATTGATGAAGTTATGACCAGAGGCAAAACAGGTGTAAGTAATTTGCGAGCGTACATGTTGGATCGTTTAGGTTTTGCCACCGATAACGGGTTTGGTAAAGTGTTGCTAAACAAATCTAGAGATTATTTGCCAGCCGAAGAAATAGATAGCATCTTGTCAACTATAGGCAAAGGTGGAAATGCTGAAATCATTTCACCATTGCACATATCCGAATTGTTGCAACGGACACAAGTATTACCAGATCCAAGAGAACTGCGGCGTTTAACATCAAATCGTTTTTTTGGGATAGGTGAAAAAGTAGGCTCTATTGCCGGTAACACTACGAGCCGTTTAGTTACAACAATAACTGATGAAAAAACATACGATTTACTTTCAGAACAAGTAGCAGCATTAAAAAAACAAATAGTTAGCACAACACTCAAGGGCGAAAATGAAGCGATATACGCAGAAATAAAAAAGTTAAATGCAGAGAAAGAAGCATTGAAAGTAAACGTGCTTAGGCGTGTTCGCACAGGCGAGCAACGTGGTGCTGTTGCAGCAATGGATTTGTTACAAAACGAAATTTGGAAACCGTTAAGTTTGATGACCGGTGGATACGTTGTCCGTAACTCGATTGATGCTCAAGTGCGTATGGCTTTTTCAAATTTGCCTTCAGTGTTTGTTCACCCAGGCGAATACATACAATTGGTTCTAGGGACAACTAAACGGTCAACATTAAAAGGCGAGTTGCTAACAGATTTACCTTTAGAAGAATATGTTAAAGACGTTAGAGAAGCAATGACATTTGGGTTGCGAGCAGCAGGGATGACAGAAAAAGATGCTTTTGACCATCTAGTTCACACAAATGATTGGTCTGTAGTTAGCCGTGAGAAACCTAACGGCCTTCAATTGCATACCGATGCGGTGTCACAAAATGGGGCGCAAATACATTCAGATCCGTTAATGAAAATTGCTGCACAAACATTTATTGATTTTGGTGGTGTTACTAATGAATCACGGAAAGTTGCTGCATCACGCATGAGAGCCGCAATTAAAGATGACCCTGAACTGTATAACCAAATTAAAAGAAACTTTGCTAACGGCGTAGAAATGGGTGACGTTAAAATGCAAAACGTAGGGACCGAAGTTACAAGCCCAATATTGTTTGACAATTTACAGCAAGATGAAGTCGATCATTTGTTAGATCAATACATATACAGAGTCAATATTGACCATGTGCAAATGATGACAGGTGGGGTTTACGATGTTGAATTTGCGTATGCTTTCAACCGGATACCGTTACGCGACGCAGAAGGCAATCTTTCTCGGCCAATCAACATGGTTATGTCCGATGTGGAACCAATGGGTAAAGAACAGTCAATACGTGCAGGTTCGACTGTAATAACAAACGCTGACCCTAACAAACCTACGTTTGGGGTAATAACTAAACTAGAAAACCCAGACACTTTAGAGCGTTATACAGGCAATGTAAAACAAAACCCAGATGATTTTGTGGCAACAATACAACCGGTAGTCCATGAAACAGTTAAAGATGGACAAAATTTTGTTACCGCATTTGGTGACAACGGTTTAGGTTCAAGGCAGTTTCGTAAAATAGTTATCAATACACCAAACTGGGATGGCAAAACAGGTTTACCATTTGCGCTGAAACGTGAAAGATTGGCTGTAGAACGCAACACAAAAGGTTGGCGCAAGTCAATGGATGTTGTAACAAACAAATTTTTTGGTGATCTATACGGTTCGGTAACACGCAAACTTGAACGTTCACCGGTGTTCAGAAATTTCTATTACAAAGAAGTCGGCAAATATGCAGACGAACTTTCGCCTGAAGGCGCACAAGAAGCATTGGATTTGATAACTGCCGCTGCTAAAGAAGCCGAAATGTCTGTTGAAAAATATGTTGGCAACAAAAAAATCTTGACAGATTTAGATAAAGCTCTTAAAGGCAAAGGTACAGCATCACTGGAAGAACTTGACTCGTATGCGAAACATGCTTCATTGGAGCAAACTAAAGGATTGCTATATGACGCAAGTGCTAAATCAAACTTGGAAGATGCTATGCGTATCATTGCGCCATTTGCTTCAGCTTGGAAAGAAATTATTGGAACCTACGCCCATGTTTTCGCAGAGAATCCGTTAGGTGCGTACAGGAATACAACAAGGATTTATAACGGTTTAGCAGAAGCAGATCCAGATAACGATGGTCGAGGTTTCTTTTTCAATGATCCGGTAACAAACGTTATGTCGTTTATGTTCCCAGGCTCCGGAACTTTGGCTCAAGCAGTAACAGGGTTAAACGCACCATTGAAAGCACCAGTTTCAAGACTGTCTCAAGGGTTGCAAGTTTATCCTGCATTGGGGCCGTTTATGCAATTGGCAGCATCTACGTTAATTCCCGATACACCTAAAACAGATAAAATTGTTTCGTTACTTTTGCCGTACGGCAAAAAAGATATTATGGGTACTGTCGGTGCTGTTGTTCCTGGTTATTTACAAAAAACGATTCAAGCACTTACGAGGAATGAAGGCAAAATGGATACCGTGTACGCCAACACTTATGTTGAAACGTTGCGTGCATTGTCGGATTCTGGTGATTATGATTTGAAAGATCCTGATTCTGTAAAAAAACTACAATCAGACGCTAAAGGTAAAGCACAATGGTTAACAGGCTTTCGAGCTTTGTCACAATTCATTGGGCCGACTGCTGGTTCGACAGAATTCAAAGTGCCAACAAAACAAGGCGATATTTTTGTTAGCGAATTGATTAAAGAATTTTATGCTTTGCAAACAAAAGATTATGACAGTGCCGTGTCTACATTTTTGGATCAATTTGGAGACCAAGTTTCACTATATATTTCATCTAAATCAAAGTCATCTGTACAAGGTTTAGAAGCAACGGAACAGTTTGGTGATTGGGAACGCAGCAATAAAGGGTTGTTAAAAGATTTCCCTGACGTGTCAGCGTATCTTGCTCCTGGCGGGGATGATTTTTCTTTTACTGTATGGGAACGTCAAATTCGTCAAGGCAAACGCATACGGCTATCAGATAAAGAAATTATTGATTTGGCGCAACAACGCATCGGTGCATCAAAGTATCGTTGGGCAAGACAGCAAGTAGGCCCATATCCTAACGAAAGTAATCGCAGTCTGTTGAAACAATATCGAGCTGTTCTGCATAACCAATATCCTGGTTTTCCGTTGGTGGCTGAATTCAAGGTCGGTGAATACGAGAATCAGGTTGAGCAGATGCGTAACCTAGTTAATGATTCACGGGTTGCTGATAACGTAACGGCTAACAGTATCAAGACTTATTTGGAGTTACGAGATTACGCTAAAAAGGCTGCTTTGGCACAATTTGGTTCAGACAATATTAAGCAATCTAAACAAACTCAACCCCTCAGAGACAAGTTGGCTAGTATGGGCGAGATGCTAATACAACAGAACCCTGAATTTGCCCGCGTGTGGCAACGTTTCCTATCGTACGAAGTTGAGGACTAATGGCTGGCAACGATCCTGTTAAACCTGCTGCGGGTTCTTTGGAACAACAATTTTTAGATATGGTCGCTGCTTCCGGCGGTGCGTCAACAGGCCAATATTTGTCAGGTTATGGTTATCCAGCGCGGACAGTAACCAATGTAGACCCAACAGTTGTGGTCAACGATGCAGATTACAAAAAAATACCTGCTCTCGGTGGGATTAAACGTTCGTATACGGGAGACAAACTTGTTGACCAATATCAGACTATTCGACGAAACCAATATGATTTGAGTCCGAACACGGATGCGAATACAATCTTGTTGGATTTAGCAAAAAACCCTGTTGCGTTAAAAGAAGTTAATAACTTGTTAGCAAGCCGTGGGTTTTATGGTGGCTCAAAACCATCACGACTTGGGTATGATTCAGTAGATCGTAGTGCTATGGCAGAGTTTTTGAATTTTGCTAACTCGCAAGGTGTAACTTTTGAAGTGGCGAAAAGAATCGCTGAAACAATACCGGCGGTTCAGGGTGGCACAAAAGCACCGTCGGTTCGTTTAACTTCTAAAGATGATTTGGATGTTGTGTTCCGTAAAACGGCACAAGATTTGTTGGGTTACGAATTGCCACCAGATGTGGCTAAAAGGTTTGCTCAATCGTATAACCAGTTGGAAATACAATCCGGACAACAAGCTGCTGCTGGTGGCGCGTATCAGGCTGCTGCTGCTCCAGGTACGGTTGCTGAACAGCAGATCCGTAAACAGTTTGCACCTGAAGCACAAAGTTTTGCTGCAGGTAATTATGCTGAGATCATGGATCGACGCATTAAAGAGTTGGGTGCATAATGGCTATCGCTGACGATTTCAAAATACTTGATGAAGCGGTCAAAGCAGGTAAACGGTCTGTAACGCTTCCTGATGGTAGAACGTTTACTTTAACTGAAGCACGTACCGAACGTGACCGTTTGGGTGAGGAAATTAAGCAAACAAAAATTGCCAAAACGTCTGAAGAATCATCAAAAGAATTAGAAATAAAAAACGCAGAAAAATTAGTTCAACTTTCAAAAGATGCACTTGCTCAAAATTTAAGAGCTTTTAATAAGGGTAATACTAGTGAGTCAATAGTGGTTCAATCTCAACAAGAACTACAAACTAGGCAAGAAGGTTTGGCTCGTTTAACAAGCGCAACAGCTGTTACAGCACCCGCTACTGCTGCAACTACAACAGCCACAACTAAGCCTGCCGAAATGGGGCCATTACTAAGTGATGTTCAAGGCGGGTTCAAATACCCTGCTACAACCGGCACAGGCTCAGGTGGCGGCACAGGTGGTGCTGGCGTTGGCGCAGTTACACCTGGTAAACCTGGTAAACCTAGTAAACCTGGTAAACCTGGCAAAGATACCAAACCTGTTGACACCAGTTGGGAGCCGTTGTTCAAACAGAAGTATCCGCAATACAACTGGATGTTCACCGACTTGGATCGCACTAAATATGCTGACGTGTTTGATTTGTTCAAACGCGCCCAACAAAATGAGATGCTCCCCGCAGAATTTGATCGACAATATGTTGGTACTTCGTTTTATCGTGAACTTCAATCCAGCAAGAAAGGTCGAGAGTTATCGGCTGCTGTTGGTAACTTTACTTGGGGTTCAGGCAACTTAGCAAAGTTTCTAACAAAGGCCACCCAGTACGGCTATGAAGGTGAGAACCTTAAACAGCAGGCGTACAAAGAGTTGTTTACTAAAGTTGATGGCAAATATGTGAACGATTTAGCTGTTGGCGAAGTTAGAGCATCAACGCCTTATTTGGGGATAAAAGATATTGGTAAACAATACTTTCTGGATATTGCTGATTCGCAGATTGAACAAGTGTTGTCGGGTGTACCAAACTTTGATGGTGTTGCTTTGACCCGTGACGATTTAATCCGTAAAGCTCGTCTTGCTGCCAAAGCAACCTACGGGCATTTGTCTGAACAGATTGATGCGGGTTTAACGTTGGAAGAATTGTCTGCTAGTTACAAAGAAAAAGCTGCAAAAGTTTTAGAACTAGATCCGAACACAATGAATTTTGGTGTAGACTTTAGTGATGCGTTGAATTACAGGCCAGCAGGTGCTAGCACGGGTCGTGTGCTGTCAATGTCTGAGTGGGAGACTGAGTTGCGTACTAACGATAAGTACAAGTATTCGTTTACTAAGCAAGCTAATCAGGATGCTACGAATATTGGTTTGTCGATTGCGCGTGCTTTCGGAAAGGTCGGATAATGCCTATTACCCCTGAAGAACTACAGACGTTAAACGCTCGACGTGGTTATACACCACCACCTGCCCCTGTTGCAGAAACTACGCCTGGGAAAACTCCAGAACAACTTGCGGTTGAAGCAGGTCGTATTACTGCGGAACAAGCACAAGCGTTAGAAGCTAGGCGTGGTGCTGCTGTACCTGCGCCTGTGCCTGTTGCGCCTGCAACTTCTACTGACACGTCTATTGGAACCACAACTGGAACCACAACTGTCACCCCTGTTATCCCTGTTACTCCCGTTGATCCCGCAAAAGTAGTTGATCCCGCAAAAGTAGTTGATCCCGCAAAAGTAGTTGACCCCGCAAAAGTAGTTGATCCTGTATTTGGCGGTACACGCGCAGATGCTAAAAATACAATTAAAGCTGTTCTAGCAACTTACGGTTTAGGTGGCTTATCAGAAAAATTGTACAAACTTTACGCCGAAGGTACAATAGATATCAACAACCCTGACGCAATAATTTTTGCTATCCGCGGAGAAAAAGAATATCAAACAAGATTTGCCGGCAACAAAGCACGCGCCGACAAAGGTTTATCAGAACTAGACCCAGGATCATACATAGCGTTAGAAGATAACTACCGCCGGCTCATGCAATCAAACGGTTTACCATCAGGGTTCTACGACCAGACCGACGACTTCACCAAACTCATCGAAGGCGACGTATCGGCACAAGAGTTACAAGACCGTGTACAAAACGGTTTTCGTGCAGTACAAGATGCTGACCCTGAAGTGAAACGGCAAATGCAAGAACTGTATGGCGTAAACGAAGCAGGGCTAGCAGCCTACTTTCTTGACCCAACCAAAGCCGCACCGATCCTCACCCGTCAAGCCGAAGCAGCAAAAATATCTGCCCGTGCTAAAGGTTTAGCCAACGTACAGTTAACAGCTTTGACCGCTGAAGAACTAGCTGCACGAGGTATCACTCAGGCTGAAGCCGAAGCAGGGTTCACTAAGCTCGGTTTGCAACAAGGTCTATACACCGAAATGGCTGGCGAACAAACTTTGACTCAGCAACAAAAAGTTGGTGCAGCGTTAGGTACCGACATTAACGCCCAAACAATTTTGGAACAGCGCAAAAGCACACGTAAAAGCCCGTTCATGGGTGGCGGTAAGTTCACTTCGACTACTGGCCAAACGTCTGGCACAACGGAATCTGGGTTGAACGTAGCACAATAATTGATACCCTTGACAACTACCCTAAGTGATGGTATCGTCACATCTATCCCATAAGGGATAACCGTCGGACCCCCCGATTTCGACGTGTAATACACGGGTGAGATTGCAGCCATTTTGATCCCTCAGGTCAAAGTGTGGGCAGAAGGAGTGGGTCATGTCAGATGCGAACTACGAGTTTGAGGATGATGTTAAAGACCAGGTAGAACGGAATCCAGTACGCGCACAGCTTCGCAATCTTGAAGCTAAGAACAAAGAACTGGAAGCCAAACTGTCAGAAGCTACAGAAGCACAACGCAAGTTAGCATTTGTTGAAGCCGGAGTTGATATTACTTCGCCTGCTTCACGCTACTTTGTGAAAGGCTACGATGGCGAAATGACGGCAGACGCTATCCGCCAAGCCGCTCAGGAAACGAATCTCATTGGTGCTATGCAAACGAAACCCGAAGTACAAGCAGAACAACAAGCTTGGAATAGGGTGTCGAAAGCTAAAAGTCTTGGTGAGAACAGTGAACCAGAGATGGATTGGAATACCAAAATCCGTAACGCCACATCTCAAGACGAAGTGATGCAGTTGTTGGCCCAAGCAAGTCAGGCATCCCAAAACATCTAGCCCCTTAAACGGGGAGAAAGACCCCAAAGGTCATGGCATATACACAGCAAAGTTCACTATCAGTAGACCAGGCGGCATTTGACCAGATTGCGTATTTCGCACTCCGTTCAGAAATGCTTTTTGACGCAGCAGCAGACGTACAGCCTGTCGCCCAGTCAATGCCTGGAACATCAGTCTCGTTCACGATTTTCTCGGAACTTGCTGACGCAATAACCCCGCTTACAGAAACAGTTGATGTCACCGCGGTAGCAATGGCAGACAGTCAAGTATCTGTCACCCTCACTGAATACGGTAATGCGATCAACACAACTGCAAAGTTGCGTGGAACTTCGTTCCTTGACGTTGATACTGTTGCAGCTAACTTGATTGGTTACAACGCAGGTTCTTCGATGGACACTGTTGTTGCTAACGTTCTCAAAGCAGCAACGAACGTGATTTACGGTGGCGGCGGTGCAACAACCCCAACATCAAATGCGACAGTTGAAAGCAGCGACATCCTTGAAGCAAACGATATCCGTATTGCTACAGCACAGTTGCGTAAATCAAATGCACAAACCTTCAACGGAATGTACATGGCTTTCATTCACCCAGACGTTTCGTACGATCTTCGCCGTGAAACCGGTGCAGCTTCGTGGCGTGACCCGCATGTATACAGCAACATTGGACCAATCTACAGTGGTGAAATTGGAGCTTTCGAAGCCGTGCGTTTCGTTGAGACTCCACGCGCACCATTGGATTTGACTGGTGGTTCAGCTTCAACAGTTGACCTTTACCAAACAATCATCATGGGTCGCCAATCATTGGCTAAGGCACACTCAATTGTTGACGGCAACGGAGCATACCCTTCGGTTCGTCGTGGTCCAGTAATTGACTCTTTGTCACGATTCAATCCAATTGGTTGGTACTGGTTGGGTGGCTACGGAATTTTCCGTCAAGCTGCTATCCGTCTAATCAACTCATCTTCTTCACTCGGCGGCGCATAAGCCTTCCCAGTCGAAGTAAGTTAATAAATGTAGGGTCAGGCAGTTCCCCTTCTGCTTGGCCCTACTTTTATGTTATGATTGTTTTATGGCAACGTTTACCCCACCTACAGACGAACTAGTTGTTTGGGCAAATCCTTTTGACAGAAGGATTGATCATCGGTTGTTTAGATTTTTGCATCCTGGTGCGCGAGGTCGTAACGTGTTTAAGTTGACTGATAATAGTTATACCGAGAATGAGCCTGGCGATAGAAGCACAGTTAAGGTCACTTACTATGGTGGCCATTCGCATCCAGTATCCGCCGCTGAAGCGGCATTGCTTACCGCTGCTGGTTATGGTAGTAATCTGACATGAGTTTTCAAAGAGAACTAAATCGACTTGCTGGTACTGATGGGTTGGAAGCGCAACGTGTTGCAAATCTTTTGGCTGGCACCGAAGGCAAAGAGTTACTGTACGCACTAAATGTTCTTGCTGGTACTGACGGTAAAGAGTTTAATTTTGTTGTAAAACTAATTGATGAAACCGCTGGCGGTGGTGGTACGCAGGATGCTAATATTGCGTTCGACGATCTTGACACGCTTAGTGGTTTAGATTTGTTGTGGCTTGAAGTGTTTGGTTTTTATACTACAGAACAAGAAGTTCTTTACGACTAATTAGGGGTTTATGATTCATCAAGAAACACATCCAGGGCTAGATGTTGAAGGCTGCTGGAAATGCAAGATCGCCCATGTGCGGGTATCTGCCGAGGCTATGCCTACACGTAAAGCAGAGTCAGCCAATATTATTGCTAAAGAAAAAGTGCTTCACAAAGATTTAGACGCTTACCACAGGTTGCGTCAAGATGGTCAGCAACCTAAACATATTGATGGTGCTGCGATTGTCGAGAAACGTGCCGAAGAAAACTGGCAGGTTGCTACAGGTATTTTGCCTGACAAATCAAACATTGTTTGATGCAACCGTTAACCGATCTTACTTGTGTTGTGGTTTCGTGGGGTTCATGGTTTGATAAATATAGGGAATCTTTTGTTGCGAATGTTATTGCTGTTGATCCACAACCTACAGAGTTTCTTTTTTTAACAGACAAACTTCAAGAAGGTTTACCAGATAACTTTCGACAAGTGTTGGTGCCTGACATTGATATTCATAATCGTTGGCGGTATGCGTTGGAACATACGAGAACTGGTTGGTGGTGTTGTTTAGGGTTGGATGATTTGATGCCAGCTGACGGTTATAGAGATTTGGTATTTGATGGTGACATTGTTATTTCAGCGTGGATGGACAGTAACGGTATTGTGCATACACCAACAAAGGAACGTTACGATGCGATGTTTGAACAGCGCACATATCAGATGCAAGGTTGGTGGATGGCGCGTGTTGGTTTAGATAAACGGATACCTAAACGACCTATTGTGTGGGAAGATTGGGTTCAATGGTTTGAGTTTAAGATGCACGATGTTGATGTCAGGTTTGATTTGAAGATACGACAGTTTTATAGGGTGCATCGTGAACAGTTTTCAAATGTTGGTAACAGTCAGAACGCTATGGCAAGAATCAATTTGATGCGTGAACTCGCGCAACAAGGCAACGTTAAACCTGGTGCAGTATGGCCACCTGAGTTGTTATGAACTACCAGTATTGGTTTGGTACTGAAGCATCACATTATGGGTATGGTGCCATGTTGGAAGGTTTCAGGTCGGGTTTGCCTGCTGGTGTGCAGTTCCACGATCAGGCTTCTGTTGCGGTGTTGATGTATGATCCGTCTAAACCTCATTCGTTTTTACGTGGGCAACATCGTGCGCTATATACGATGTGGGAAACATCAGTGTTGCCCCCAAAGTATTATCGGCTTTTAGGTGGCTACGATCAGGT